CATCCCACTGCCGAACCGTCCATAATTCCATATAGAATAAGATCGGGCTGATATTTCAGATTAGTTTCTACCCACACAAGCTAGTGAAGAGCCAAAAATTATATAGATATTCTTGTGATACTTGTGTACCGACTTGATGCCTGTCTTGGATTTTTTCCTTGACGGGCATTATTTTTTTTGCCTTTTTTTTGCTATCGGTTCTTGAATGGTGTGTTTCTGTCCTTTCCCTGTTAGAGGCAATGACCTCGTAACGATGGGAGGATAATTATGGACACCAATAAAAATGATGCACAAATTTCTGTTGTTAACGAAGAACAGATGCAGAAGGAATTTGATTATATGATGGCACAGCGTATGCTGAAAGATATGCTTGAAAAAGACTTGATTTCACTGGCTGAATTCAACAAAATCTCGGCATTAAATCTTGTAAAATTCTCCCCGGAACTGGCATCAATAATGCAGTAAAAACGTTGCTATTTCAAGGGTTAAGCGGTAATATGTCACACTGACAAAGGAGGTGTTAAAGATGGCGAGGGTTACGAAAATCTTCACTGAAAAGGAAGAAAAAAGCACAAAATTAAAAGTTGCGGCATATTGCCGAGTATCAACCAACAGTGATGAACAGATGGAAAGCTTGGATGCACAAAAGAAGCATTACCAGACTTACATTAAAAGCAATCCTGCTTGGCAATATGCTGGTCTGTATTATGATGAAGGTGTATCAGGTACCAAGATGGAGCGAAGAAAACAGCTTCTGACGATGCTTGATGCTTGTGAAAGAAAAGAGATAGATTTGGTTATTACAAAGTCTATCAGCCGATTTTCTCGAAACACGGTGGATTGCTTGGAGATGGTAAGATTTCTGATTGAGCATGGGGTTTATGTGTATTTTGAGAAAGAAAACCTAAACACCATGACAATGGAAAGTGAACTGATTCTTTCTATCCTAAGCAGTATGGCTGAAGATGAATCACATTCTATTTCACAAAACAATAAATGGTCAATTCAGAAGCGTTTTGAACAAGGCAGTTATGTGATTAGTTATCCGCCTTATGGTTACTTAAATGACAGCGGAGAAATGCGTATTGTGCCGGAAGAAGCAGATATTGTCCGCAGAATATTTGATGATACCATTAATGGCAAAGGCTCCTCGCAGATTGCAAAGGAACTAAATGCAGAAGGTATAAAAAGTAAAAAAGGCGGTTCTTGGTATTCCACGACCATTAGAGGAATGCTCAAAAATGAGAAATATACAGGCGATGTCATTTTCCAAAAAACATATACCGATGACCGTTTCACACGGCATACCAATAATGGTGAGGAACAGCAGTATTATTGCAGAAATCATCATGAGCCGATTATCAGCCATGAAGTTTTTGAGTTGGCAGAGCAGGAAACTCAGCGGAGAGCCGATGAGAAGAATATTAAGAAGAGTACTCAAAAGTATAATAAACGATATGCCTTTTCTGGCATTATAAAATGCGGTGAATGTGGAGCGATTATGAAACGCAGAACCCACTACACAGGCAGAAAAGAATATATCGCTTGGACTTGCAGTACACATCTTGATGATAAGGATCAGTGTTCTATGAAGTATGTCAGAGATGATGCCATAAAAGCAGCATTTACCACAATGATGAATAAGCTGGTCTTTGGCTATAAGGAAGTTCTCACGCCACTTCTTGAAGGTCTTGATGAAAATATGAATTACATGAACAGCGGAAAGCAGGACGAGTTTGCAGATCAGCAAAAGGCTATCAAGGAACGTGAGAAACTCCTAAGAGAGCATTTTCATAAAAATCTGCTGAGCCAAGAAATATTCAGCCGTGGAATTGCCGACATTGAGCAGGAACTTAGAACGCTGGCACAGATGAGAGAAGATTATCTCCATAACCAACAGCGTGGTGTTACCTACCTTGCGGCGGTAAGAGATCTTTACGCTTACTGCTGTAATTCAGAAATGCATTCGATTTACAATGAGGATATTTTCAAAAGGTTTGTAAATTGGGTGATTATATTTTCACGGGAAGAAGTTGGATTCCGACTAAACTGCGGAATTACACTTAGAGAAAGGATGGTGGTTCGATGAGAATGGCATTATACGGTTACAAGATAAAAGATGGGAAAGCCTGTATTGACAAGGAGAAAGCTGCCAATGTGCAAAAGCTGTTTGACGGATATATCAACGGCTTAGCATTGAGAACAGCCGCCCTTGAGGCAGGTATTGACACATTCCACGGCAGTGCAGGTAGAATGCTGAAAAATAAAAAGTATATAGGAACAGAATACTACCCCGCAATTGTCGATGAGGAAATTTTCCAAAAAGCACAGATCGAGCGAGAAAATCGTGCTATTAAACTTGGTAGAGTTCATGAAGTCGAGCAAGATTTGCAGATACTTTCACCTACCAAGTTTCACTTAAAGTCACAGGAGATTATGTTTGAAGACCCGTTCAAGCAAGCGGAATATGCGTACAGCATGATAGAAAGCGAGTGGTTCTGATGGAAGAAAGAAGTGTTACAATACTTCCGCCAAGGTTAAATCGACAAAAGCAGGAAATCAAAGCGGATGAAAAACCAAAATTAAAGGTAGCCGCTTACTGCCGTGTTTCCACGGATAGTGACGAGCAGGCTACAAGCTACGAAACACAGATAGAGCATTACACACTGTTCATACAAAACAATCCAGAGTGGGTGCTGGCAGGTATATTTGCTGATGATGGCATATCCGGCACGAACACAAAAAAGCGTGATGAGTTCAATCGTATGATCGAAGACTGCAAGGCTGGAAATATTGATATGATTATTACCAAATCAATCAGCCGTTTTGCAAGAAATACAATTGACTGCCTAAAATATATCAGACAGCTTAAAGCATTGAATATTGCGGTATTTTTCGAAAAAGAAAATATCAACACAATGGATTCCAAAGGCGAAGTGCTGCTTACCATTATGGCATCCCTTGCACAGCAGGAAAGCGAATCCTTATCGCAGAATGTTAAACTGGGCATTCAGTTTCGCTATCAGCAAGGTATCGTGCAGGTCAATCACAACCGATTTTTAGGCTATACTAAAGATGCCGACAAACACCTTGTGATTGTGCCAGAGGAAGCAGAGATTATAAAGCGAATTTACCGAGAGTATCTGGAGGGTGCGAACTATAAAGAAATATCAGCAGGCCTTGAAGCAGATGGGATTCGGACAGCCGCAGGCAAGCCAAGGTGGCATTCAAGCACTTTGAAGAAAATTCTAACCAACGAAAAATATATGGGAGATGCCCTTCTTCAGAAAACCTATACAGTTGACTGTCTTACCAAAAAGCGAGTTGCCAATGACGGAACGGTTCCACAGTACTATGTAAATAATGACCATGATGCCATTATTCCAAGAGAACTTTTTACAAGAGTGCAGGAGGAAATGAAACGCAGAGCAAATATACGTGAGGGTATGGACGGAAAGAAAAGAGTATACAGCAGTAAATATGCACTTTCAAGCATCGTGTTTTGCGGGCATTGCAGTGATATGTACCGCAGGACACATTGGAATAACCATGGCAAAAAGCAGATTGTCTGGAGGTGCGTTACAAGACTGAATGCTCCGGGGGTGGAATGCCCTGCAAGAACATTGTCAGAAGTACAGCTGCAAAATTTGGTGCTTGAGGCAATCAACAAAGTGCTGGGCGGAAAACAGAGAGCAATTAAGGTCTTGGAAATCAATATCTCTGATGTGATAGGAAATGCCCATAATGAGGAACTGGAGCGTATTAAAAAGCAAATTGAAAAACAGCAGACACTTCTTGTGAAAATGACTGCTGCATCTGAGGATTATTCCAAAGTGGTGGATAAGATTTATGCTCTCCAAAAGGAACAGAAACAGGCAATGGCAGAGAGTGTGAACTACAATGCCGGAAAAGAGCGAATCGAAGAAATGATTGCATACCTAAAATCACAGCCCAAACGGGTCACAGCCTATGATGAACAGCTGGTGCGAAAGCTGATTGAGAAAATTACGGTATATGACGATCACTTGGACTTCCTATTCAAGTCTGGCATACAAATTGAGATTAAAGGATAATTTAACACAAGACAATGGCAGGCACTCTGTAAAAAGGCAGGGTGCCTGTTTTTTCTGCAAAACCATTGAAATATTCATAAAATATGGTATGATAAATTATCTGAAATGTGTTAAAATTAGTCAATAAACAAACGGGAGATTTAATATGCTGAAAAATAATATAGAAGTTGATGTTAAGGTCAAGTGTATAGAGAGCGAATTAACACAGACGCAGCTTGCAGAAAAGGTTGGTACAACGGGACAGTACGTGAATCGTATCATCAAGAAAAAAGATGGCGTTGTGAATAAAACTTTTGTGCAGATGCTGGAAGCTTTGGGGTATGATATAGAACTCACTTATGTGAAGCGAGAAGATTAGGGTGATGCATTATGATAATTTATGCTACAAAACAGACCTTTGAGAGATACAAATTGAAACTTCCAAAAGAGTTAACTCATCCAATCAATCAGATTGCGGAGACTGTGATTGAAAATGAAAGCGGAGATAAAATTCTTGAATGGGGTGCAAAGCTGTTCTATTTTGATAAAAGAAAATGTATTCAGGTAGTGAATTTTGCCAGTAAGCTAACACTATTTTTAGTTGATGTAAAGGTAGCGGACTTAGAAAATGTTGGCGATATAATGGCACATTATCTGCTGGAATTATATAAGACTGATAAGCAAATGACAAATGCCCTAAAGAAAATGTTTGAAGCAAACCCAATCACCTGTTTTGAAAAGCTCACAGACAAAAGTGTTATCGCTACACTGAATACAACACAAAGCCGATTCGCCGATGATGGCTATCGATTTTATGAATTTATCCGAGATGGAATTTTGCATACGCTGGAGATCAATCACGCTGTGAATTTTAATTGGCTGTTTACTATGAAGATAGATGGTAAAACAGAATACATCTATGCCGGAGAAAAGTTCAAGGAGATTGTGCTTGAGAGATATTGGAAAAATTAAGCAGAAAACTGAAGGGAGAATAAGATATTGGATAATCATGGCGAAATGATAATTTATCAGACAGAAGATGGTCTGACGAAGATAGATGTCAATATGCAGGATGAAACGGTGTGGCTATCGTTAGAGCAGATGGCTGACTTATTCCAAAGAGATAAGTCTACCATATCAAAGCATATTAAAAATATCTTTGAAGATGGAGAATTGGTTAGAAATTCAGTTGTTGCAAATTTTGCAACAACTGCTGCGGATGGAAAGACATATCAAGTGGATTACTACAACTTGGATGTTATTATTTCTGTTGGCTACCGAGTAAAATCCCAGCGTGGTGTGCAGTTCCGTATTTGGGCAACAAATATTCTGAAGGAGTACATCAAAAAAGGTTTTGCAATGGATGATGACCGTCTGAAAGAACTGGGCGGTGGTGGATACTTTAAAGAACTGCTTGAGCGTATTCGTGATATTAGAGCATCTGAAAAGGTGTTTTACCGACAGGTACTTGAAATCTATGCAACAAGTGTGGATTACAATCCAACAGCAGATATTTCCATTCAGTTTTTCAAGCGAGTGCAGAATAAAATCCATTATGCCGTTTCTGGAGAAACTGCAGCTGAGGTGATTTATCATCGTGCTGATTCAGAAAAAGAATTTATGGGGCTCATGACCTTTTCGGGAGAACAGCCGACACTTCGTGAAGCGAAGGTGGCAAAGAATTATCTGGATGAGAAAGAGCTTCGTGCAATGGGACAGCTTGTTTCTGGATATCTTGATTTTGCAGAAAGACAAGCAGAGCGAGAAGTGCCTATGACAATGGAAGATTGGGCAAAGCATCTTGATGGAATTTTGACATCAACAGGTGAAAATCTTCTTACCGGTAATGGCACGGTAAGCCACTTACAGGCAATGGGAAAGGCTCAGACGGAATATAAGAAATATAAAGCGAAAACACTTAGTAGTGTAGAACAGGACTATTTGGACAGCATAAAGCAGTTGGAGAAAAAAGGAAAACAATAGAGACACAGGATTAATTTTTAATATGCAGATAGATAAATGTTGGTTAGTTGTAAAATGAAATTGAACAGTTGAATAAAATAAAATCCACAGTGATTCATCTTGTGTTAGAATATAATCGCTAAAAAACATCTACACAGGAGTCAATCACTATGGATCAACTCAATTCTAACACAGATATCATTTCTCGTAAACGTGGAAAGCATCTTTCTCTCGATGAGCGCGGCGCTATCCAGGCTTTGCATCGTCAAGGCCAATCCCTTCGAGCAATCGCCGCTGAGATTGGCTGCGCGCACACTACTATCATGTATGAGCTGCGCCGTGGTACACCGCAACGCACCAGCAAACGAGGCCGGACGCCCATTTACAAGGCCAGGCGTGGCCATGTGG